CTAAGCTTAGTATGGCTGTAACGGAAAAAGACCCAGGACCAAAAAGATCGGCTCGTAGGAAGTCGTATTGCGCAAGATCAGCAGGACAAATGAAGATGTTTCCAGAAGCAGCAGCAAACCCAAAATCACGTCTAAGGCTAGCTCGTAAGAAGTGGCGTTGTTAAATAAAAAGGGAGGCCACGTAACCTCCCTCACATTCATTCAATACCCACAATACGGGTAATATGAATATAGGATTTAAATAAAAAAAAAGGAAGGTATTTTACACCTTCCTCAATCTAGAACTTAGATTTTTTACCATTTTTCCGAATGATAAATTGAAGATAAAATATAATGTAATTTATTAGAAGAAAAAAAAGAAATGTACTGCTTGGGCCTATTTGCTGTTTATGCTTTAGGTAAACTCCTAAACTGAACATTTTTAAACAATTAATTTTACCTTAGATGTAGCATCTCTTTTTGGTTGCGTCAAGTTTTCTGTTTTTTTTCCTGGAGCATCCCAATTAATCAAAGTACCGTTAAACATTGCATCTATCATATCCATCATGGGCTGTATCCAATCGGGCTTAAAAAGATCCCAGTTCTTTTTGAAATAAACCGTATCCTCTTGTTTTGGTAAGCTATAGATAAAATACAAACATTCTTTTTGGTTATCATAGTAGTAAAGATCTTGGCTCCAATCTGGCTCAGGCTTTGTTGACCTCACAAAATACCGAGTTTTGATAACGTTAGTATTGGTGTAGTCGTTTTTGCTTATCACCACGATGTAATAACCTTGGGGGTCATAGTTTCGATGTTCAGCAATAATCTTATCCATCATCTTTTGATGATTCTTTTTTTTCTCATCTACTATTTCTTGTACTTGCAACCGTTCTTGAGTCGAATAAGCATTTGCTGATAGTTCAGAGATATTGATTTCTTTCGTGTTTTTTCTACCTTCTACAAGATCTATTTCTTTCATGATTTCCTTTAAACTAAATCTTTATATAACAAAAAATTGACATAAACAGAATTGAAAAACTATCTTGAGAGTACTATCGGCTAGGCGCATCCTAGACTTATAGGCAGTAAAATCCATTCGCCAAGGAAAGCTCATGAATGACGAACAACCAATTGATGTGTTAGAGCAAGAGGTATCACATCAGCCTCAAGAAGTTCAAGAGCCTACGCAAGAGGCTCAAGTTCAAGAATCTAAACAGGATCGGAACTGGAGAGAAATGCGTAAAAAACTCGAATACTACGAGCAGAGATTAGAAGATTTCGAAAAAAGACAGCCCCCAGCCGTCAGCCGTCAGCCTCAGCCAGAAGAAGAGGATGTTGCTTTAGCAGACGATGATATCGTCACAGCGAAAGACGTAAAGTTTCTCGCAAAAAAAATGGCTAAAGAACTCTACCAACAAGAGAGGGTGAAGTTTGAAGCAGAGACAGCAGAGGAAAGGCTTAGATCAAAGTTTACTGATTTTGACGACGTGGTAAGCGAGGATAACGTTAGAAAACTCATAAAAGATGAACCAGAACTAGCGAAAGTCTTAAGAGCTACTAGCGATCCTTATGCGAAAGGAGTTGCAGCGTATAGGTATATCCGCATGATGGATAGGGCACATCCTGAACAAGTGGATAAACAAACCATACGGCAAAACCTACAGAAACCGAGAACAACCTCCTCTTTAAAAGAAAGTGGACTTGACCACGCAGAAGAGTTTGCCTCGGGAAGAATGACGGCAGAAATGCGTCAGAAATTGTATGAGGAAATGCGAGCATCTCAAGGACGTCGCTAACCAATAAAGGTTAGATATGTCTATTACAACAACATCTACTTTGCCTCCACAGGTTCTTCTATCATTTTCGATGAAATTGCTCAGTACTCCTGTGCCTTATTTCATCCATACAATCGGCGCGGATTATAGAACCATGCCGGCAAATGGTGGAACAACTCTGAGGATGACCAGGTATAATCCATTGGCAGCAGCACTTGTGCCAATCGGTAATTCGGGACAAACTCCCCCAGCTCAACAATTAACCGCTATTAACATTGATGCGGTTGTTGGATTCTATGGTACTTACGTAGAATTAAATGAGCAGGTAACACTACAAAGACAAGATCCTGTCCTTAACGCAGCTGCGGAAAGGCTTGGAGTGTCATTGAGACAAACAGAGGATGAACTTACAAGAGATCGTCTTCTATCTACCATGTCACAGGTAAACTGTACTGGTGGTACAAACGGTGATAACCCAACTGAACTCACATACTCAGATATAATCGAAGTCATTAAAGGTCTTCGTTCAAACAATGCGTATGAGTTTATGGATGGTATCATTGGTGAAAATCGTTTTGGAACAACTCCAACAAGAGATGCGTACCTAGCTATGGGTTCGACTCAATTGCAAGGTCAATTCGAAAACATTCCCCAGTTTACCTACAAATTTAGCTACCCATCCATGCAATCCACAATGCCATCTGAGTATGGCGCAGTTGCAAATGTTCGCTTCTTGCTCTCCTCAATTGGAGCCAAGTTGCCAAACGCCTCTGCAAACGGTGCGGATGTGTATCCATTAATCGTAATCGGTAGAGAGTCCTACTGTATCGTTGAACAAGATCGTTATAGCTCTTCGTTCATCTATAGACCACCAATCTTCTCTTCACCACTTGCACTCAATGCAACTGTTGGATACAAGATGGCCTATGCTGGTGTTATCACCAACGATGCTTGGGTATTCCTACTTAACTCAACGCTTTCATAAGGAGATAAAATATGTCGGAAGTATATGGCAGCTTTACCTCTAATGGAGTATCCAAACTTTTGGATATTGTTTCGGGAGCTAAGTATTTAAAACTAACAAATTCAAGTGCAGCAGGACAATTTGAATGGTACGAAGGCTATGCAGCTGGAACCGCTACAAATATTAGTAATGGAGCAGCAGTTGCATCTAATGGTGTAACAGCATTTACGTCTGCTGAAAATGTTTTAGGGCCTGAAAAAACAGGAACTGCAATCACAAATGCGAACCCAGCAGTTGTATCTATAGTTGGTCACGGTTTTCAAAATGGTGATATAGTGAAAATCTATGGCACAACTGATATGAGACAAATTGCAGGAATGTTTTTTAAAGTCTCTGCTGCTGCAGCTAATACTTTTGAAATTGGCTTGAGTGCAGGGTCTTTTGCAGCACCAGCAACAGCAGTAAAAGCAAGAAAATTGCAAGTACCGCAATTGTTCGAACCTAGACAAAAGTTTATTAAAGCGATTGGACTTGGTGCATCTACAACGATTACAACATCAGTTGATCACGGATATTCAGTTGGGCAAGAAGTATCACTTCAAGTACCAGCAGCCTTTGGAACTGTTCAATTGAATGGTTTGAGCGGTAGAATATCATCCGTGCCAGCAGTTGACCAATTTGTGGTTGATATTAACTCATCCGCAGCGACAGCGTTTGCATTCCCAACTTCTGGGTCTGTACCGTTTAGTTTTGCTATGGTAGAGCCAGCAGGATCACGAACAACACTAGCACAAGGAAACGTAACACCTGGCGCATCAGTTAATGATGGCGTTAGAGGTTTACTCTTGGGTTCAGCTGTGATTGGTGCAGCAGGCAACGTAATTTATTACTATGCAACATATTAACAAACTAGGGGGTGGGAAACTACCCCCTTTCAACTTATAAAGGAGACAATATGACAGTTTCGGCAATCGTACACAAAGAACCCGAAATCATCGTTAAATCAAACGCTAACCCTCTTCCTGATGACGTTAAGAAAAGAAAAGAAGAGCTAAATAAGCGTATGCAAGAGGATATGAAAAAATTCCGTTGCCGTTTTATTGATCTTCAAGCACCTATGACAGGATCAATCCAATACACGTTAAAACTATATCCAAACCAACCTGAAATTAGACAAAAGCTTTTATCGGGGAGAACTTACGAACTAACAAAAATGGAAATCAAACATTTGATGGATAGTAAAATTCCAAAATATGATTATGTATCAGACCCTGTTAGTGGATTACAAGTACATAAACAGGTAGGATATGAAAAAAGATTTTCTGTGGAAATACTTACTGAGGGGCTATGAGTGCAACGCTACAAGACATAAGGACGAAAGTTCGTAGGATTACAGCTTTAGACACTCCAGCTAAACTGAGTGATGCGAATATAGATTTTTACGTAAATACGTTTTATCTCTATGACCTCCCCGAACAAATGAAACTGTTAAATCTCAAAGAAACGTACCAGTTTTATACCGAGCCTTTTGTTGCTAGCTACTCTTTCCCGAAGAATGATTATACTCTTGTTGAACCATTGATTCAGGTTAATGGCTATGAAACTCAATGGTTCCAAGATCCTCTCATATTTAATCGTACTTTTCCAACACTTGATGTAACTCAACGTATCGGAACAGGTAGCGGAACTACAGGGCCATTTAATGCAACACTAACGACAAGTCCAGTATTAGCAGGTTATACAAATGGTGTAGGCACAATTATTTCAAACGTGATAGTTGCCTCTATTGATATCAACGGAGACTCGATCGTTTTAAGAGACAATGGTCAGGGTTCATTTTTAGACTCTAATGGAGCAATTGCAGGCTCGTGTACGATTAACTATCTAACTGGTGTAATTAGTATAGTTTTCCCTATTGCGATTCAAAGTGCAGCGGATGTTAATTGCACCTACTACAGCTATAGCGCAACTCGCCCAACATCTGCTTTATTCTTCGAAGATACATTTACGTTTAGACCTATTCCAGATCGTGCTTATATCGTAAATATGAACGTATACAAGAAACCAACAGCTTTATCTAGTCCAGCATCAGAACCAGTGTTTGAGGCGATGTGGCAACTACTAGCATTTGGTGCCGCTCAAAAGATCTTTATTGATACGGGTAAAATTGACCAAGCCCAAGCTTATCAACCCTACCTTGAGGAGCAAATGGATCTTGTTAGAAGAAGAACATTAAACCAACAAGATGTGCAGAGAGTGGCAACGTTATACTCTGCTCAAATGACAGGTCAATTTAGTAACAACAACTTTTTCTTTTAGGATAAAAGTATGTCAACATATACAACAAATATCCCTCAAGCAGCCCAGAAAATTAAAAACACAACCTCTTTGATTCGAGCGAACTTTGACAACTTAGCTGCTGGATTATCAAACGATCATGCCGATCTCAATGATCCTACTTCAGGAAAAAGACTCACACACGACAAAGTTAGGTTGAATGTACAAGGGGCTGCACCAACTACAACAACTACTCAGATTGCACTTTATTCAAAAAACGTTCTTACAAGTGCTGTAAATTACCCAGAACTTTTCTTAAGGAGAGAAAGTAACGGTACGGAAATACAATTAAGCGCTGGAGGGCTTACACCTGCACTTTCAGGAGACGCTTTAAACACTCAAGGCTATACATTTTTACCAGGTGGTTTGGTTTTTGTTTGGGGAAACAAACCATTTACTAACGATGCGGATAACAATATAGAAGTAAATGGTATAAATGCTAAAAAAATTTATTCAATACAATGTCAAGTAGTACCAACCAATCCACCTCCACCAGCACCTCCGTATATACCCACACTCACAAAAGCGTTTGTAGTGTTGATACAAAACATAAACAATGGCGTAAATCCAGCAACATTTAAACCAAGATATTTAAAAGAAAACGGTGATGATGCGTTTGCGGTTCCAGTATTTTACCAAGCTATTGTTGAGTTACCTTCATGAGTGTAAATAATCTCGTTATCTCAGATTTCGCAACAGGATACCAAACAAACATCGCACCAGCGAAGTTGTCTAACGATGCATTCCCTACACTTGAAGACGCTCTTATATGGCGTAATCGTTTGAAACAGAAAGACGGTGTTAAATTCGTTGGTAGGTTAAGACGTGAAATTGAATTTACGTTGGGTTCGACAGATGGAGCAGGTGCGTTTAGTGGAGACATTAAAACGATTGCCTCACTTGAATTAATAACATCTAGTTTTGAGGCTCTATCTTTTAGCATAGTCATAGGTGCTGTAACTCTTACCGACGATGGTCAAGGTGTTTTAACTCAAATTATCCCTCCACCTCCGCCACCACCCCCATTAGCAACAGGCACAATCAATTACGCCACAGGTGCTATAACAATCGCTTCAGCTCCAGCAGCAACGTCTATTGTGGCTACATTCGCCTATTATCCTGGCTTACCTGTCATGGGGTTACCAAACTTCGATACCA